GTGAGAACCAGCCGGACATCATGGCGACGCCGGAAAAGCAGCAGACGGGCTTTAAATTTAAGGCCGATATGCTGGATGATGGCTCCTACGATATCGCGATTGATGTGCAGCTCACCGAGCGCGTGATCGTGAAACAGATTGATGCCGGTCTGTATGTGGAGCATTTTCCGGAACCGCCGTTGCCAGCGCCGGTGGAAAGGCCGCATGAACTGTACCTGCACGGCGAGTTAGTGAGTCAGTGGCATGAGTGAGTTGTCAGCGTTTGATACCCGCCTGGCGGGGCTGATTGAGGCACTGTCGCCACAAAGCCGGAAGGCGATGGCGGCGACCATTGCGAAGCGTCTGCGCAAACATCAGCAGCAGCGCATTAAACAGCAGGTCACGCCGGAGGGGCAGCCGTTCACACCGCGACGTCCGCAGCTTTTACGGGCAAAGAAAGGCCGCATTAAGCGGGAAATGTTCGCCAAACTGCGCACGGCAAAATACATGAAGGCCAAAGGTACCGCTGACGACGCGGTGGTGGAATTCACCGGACAGGTGCAACGGATGGCAAAAGTGCATCAGTACGGGCTGCGGGATCGTCCTTCCGTCCGTGCAAAAGAAATGCAGTATCCGGCGCGCCCGCTGTTAGGACTGGACGCGGAGGATATGAAGTTTGTGGAAGATGAATTGCTAATACTTATTAGCTCAGACTTCACCTGACATAACTGCGGCACAGAGCCAAACCTAATCTGACAGGCAGCTCTGTGCCAAGAGCAGACGTTGCTAAATATGCACTAGGCTGTCATTAGTGATGTAAAAAATAAAAAAAACTAATTTTTATTAGCTGCACTCTAGAGTGCAAAAGCATATTTTATTCGCAATGCACGCATGTAAAATAGAAGCTATTAAATTATAAAAAACCTCACGGTTATGGATGGCATTCAAGGCCATCCATTTAGTATCGAGATGAAAATTGAAAGAATGTGAAGGGGAAACTATACTTTAGGTTCGGTTTCCGATAGTTGATTCTTAATTAAATAATATTGAAACTCTTAACCCGAGCATAGCTCGGGTTACATAATCAACAACTCAGTTGAATATCACTGACTAAGTTCGATAACTCCTCTGAAGGAATGCCTTGTTCAATAAAATCAATTACTGTTTTATATTTCGCTGCTATGTTATATTGTTGCATTGTTGGTTTTTTTGGGTCTTTAAATTTAACTATAACATTGTTATCTATCATGTATGAGAGAATGGTTATAGTGGATAATTTTTTGCGAACCTCTTCTTGTTTTCGAGGGTAAAAATTACCTCTTTTATAAAAAATTTTAAATGCTTTCAAAACATCTGTGCGAATCGAATCAAGAGAGCTTTGGGCTTCTTGTTTTTTTTCTGAAATCAAATGTTTAATCAAATCTAGGTCGCAATCATTTGAAAACATATTATCATAGAAGGTGTAGTTTACCCCATCCCTTGGGTCAATATCTTTAAATGTCGATTTTTCAAAACGAGTGTCTACGTTCATTATACACTCCCAAAAGTACTGATAATTGTTAAAATGACAGTTTATAAGTTTTTTATTTCTAAAATCAAATATAGCTTTGGCACTTGAGTTACCAAAAACATCTATAAGACATAAACCATCAATAACATCTTCTGAATCTGAGAAAAGCTTCTCTATTATTTCTGTTTTTGTTTCAGTGTTGAATTGGTATGCTGGATCAAGATGTATTATGTCAAGCGTAAGTATAACTAAGGATGATATGAATAATTCAATGCTAGCCGAGCTTGTTGTTTTTATGGCTTCAATGTTCTCCAATAGAAATATTATCAAATTATCAGAGAATACTAATTTTTCCGAGACTGAACGAGTAAAACTACTATCATACTTCAAATAGCCAGAGATGGTATCAATAGTTCTTTCATCAAGGGAGGAGACATCTAATTTTTTAAAGTAATTTACGATAAGTAGAGATTTAAAGTAAATACCAAAAACATCGTACCTAAAGTTAAACTTATTACCATGAAACTCTATTAAAGGGTGACCTTTGAAATTTTCAATAATCGAGTCATTGTTATCAACATTAATTTCTGATAAAACATTCTTAACATCATAAATAGAAATTCCATTTTCTTTCTCAGAAGCCATTTTCATAAAAAATAACATTTGTTTGTCTACTGAAAATGTACCCAGCTTGACAATTTCTCGCTCACATATCAGAGATATTAGAATGTCAACATTGTGAACATTTGAAAGATACTCACTCTTTTTTTCTATTTGATTCAATCCTGAAAATGTAGGTGACTTTACAATTCGAGCAATGATATCAACTAGGAATGGGATGTATTTTTTTGTATTTTCATTATGTTCATTATGTTCAATTGCGAATTCTTCAGCGATTTCTAGAGCTTTGGTTATTTTCTTCTGGTCATTATTTAATTTTTTTGTATAGAAGTCCAAAACTAATTGCTCATTGAAAGGACTTATTTTGATCTCAGGGATGATTAAAGTTCGGCGAACATCATTCCAGAAGTGGTCGCGGCAAGTAATTAAAATTTTAGTTTTATTTAGCTCTGATGTATATTCATCAAAAATAGAAGTGATAAATTTTTCCACATCAAATTTATCACCCAGCTTCGCAATTACTTCGTCTACACCATCTAATGCAATTATTAAACTTCCGTTATCGATTGAAAGTTTGAGCAATTCTCTGTTGAATCTTGAGTCTTCTCCATCATCAGAATCCATCAATGCATTATAGAAATCATACACATCACATATTTTGTTCTTTGAACTAAACTTCCTCGATAATTCATTTATAATTTCTTTAGAATCAATGAATAAAACGCCACTCCTATGTGTTTCGTAGACATAGTCAAGAAATTGTTTTGCGATTGTTGTTTTACCTATACCACCATGCCCGCTTATAACAAAAAGAGGTTCATTTTCAGAATCGAACCATTGCTTGACTCGCTCTAATGCTGAAATATTTTGGTCTTGTTCATTTTTATAAAAACTGTCCACGAAATCAGACTGATCAAACTTCTCATATGGAAGGATGCAATCCTTATATAAAAACTCATATCCAAATTCATCAATAAAGTAAACATACTGTGTGGTAAACAGGCGCTTAAGATTTTCTTTCCTTTTATCAATGTCTTTTATATTAGGCCTTTCTATTAGAATAATTGCACTTTCTTGATTAATTAAATGACTTTTATTTTTTATATCTGCTAGTGTTTTTCCTTGATTTGCATTTTCGTGTATATATATAAACTCTTTCACTCCAGAAAATTCATCAATTAGCCTATAAATCTCATATATAACATTTTCTTTCCATGATTTTGTTTTTATTGGAAAGCCTTCAGCCAAAGAATAACTTGTATTCTTATCCATGTATGATTGAATGGTTTTCTCAATACTTTTATCTTTTGATATTGGACTTTCATTTTCCGTGTAAAATTTATTATAATCAGCACTTGATCTAAATTCGTTTAATTCTATTTTGATTTTTTCAATTTCTGAAGGTGAGGCTGTTCTTACTTCATCTGTTTTCTGGCCTTTACGAAGAAGCACAGAGCCAGAATCTAATGATTTGGTTTTTGTTTGCAATTCTCGTTTTAATTCTATTAAGTAAGCTGGAGGCGTAATTTCAAAAATTATTAACTTATTGCCATGATACTCAACTTGCTCTATTGAGAGATGGAGATGGCTTGGGGTTATTAATGCCTCTAAGCGGCGTAAAAGATCTTTCTTAAACTCTATTAAATTCGAAAGCTGCTTAATACTAGCTGTATCAATATTATATGGTTTGTTTTCAGTTTCAGAATAGCCAAATACCAAATATCGAGGCTTTCCAGCATATCCTAAGTAACTGTTAAATAAAGAAACTAAGTCCTTTAGAAACTCGCCCCATTTTACATTCATTTCTTCTTTTTCTGTCGTGTCGTTCCAGTACCACTCTTGTTTAAATTCTAAAATGGGGGATTCGCTTTGACTTAGCAACCACTGGAGATCTGTATCCATGATTATTCCTTTTTTAACTGTCTGATACTATGTGTAGAAATTAACGAAAAGTGCAATTGAGCATACGTGCTTCAAAGTATGATTTTTTTGTCTACAAACTAATGAAGTATAACTAAGAATGAATAGAGGCCACCTTAGAATCCAACAGCCTTAGAAGTTAATGTAACAATAAATTCAATTGGTTAAAACACTTTTCCAACGACTAATTGCATGGCGACTTTGTTCACATTTTCTGAGTACCTTGTAGCAGATAAGTGAGTTAGACGAAGTGTCAAAGATATCTGGACTATTCCCTATTGATTGACGCATGGCATTGCTAGCTACATCCATGGCGACTCTATTACGAACTTCTGCTGATCGCTCAAACCAGGCTGTCAGATTTGATGATGTTCTACCTACTAGATGTGTCAGCTCAAGTTTGACTAATACTCCTCAGTCAGTGATCCCTACGTTGTGCCACCCGCCATCAACCCGCCTCAAATTGTATGCCGCCTGACAGGGCGGCATTCTTTTATCCATGAATACATCCATCCCAAACAACGATATTCCGCGTCTGCTGCGTAATCTGATCCGCATTGGCACCGTTGCCGAGGTGGATTTAGTTGCGGCTACCTGTCGCGTGAACACTGGCGGTAACGTCACCGACTGGCTGCACTGGCTGACCTCCCGCGCAGGGCGCTCACGTTCCTGGTGGGCACCGTCCGCCGGTGAGCAGGTTTTATTGTTTTGCCTGGGCGGTGAGCTGGATACCGCCTTTGTGATGCCAGGCGTTTTCTCTGATGAATTCCCCGCCCCGTCTGCCTCGGCGGATGCCGTGCACGTCACGTTTCCTGACGGCGCGGTGATCGAGTACGAACCCAAAACCGGCGCACTGCTGGCAACCGGTATCAAGTCCGCCACGGTAAACGCGTCGGAAAAAGTCGCTGTGACTGCACCGGATATCACCTGCACGGCGAAAACGCGCATCACGCTCGACACGCCGGAAGTGGTCTGCACCAAGAAGCTCACCACGGGCAGCCTGGAGGTGAAACAGGGCGGCACCCTAACCGGCAACCTCACCCATTCCGGCGGCAGCCTTACGTCAAACGGCGTGGTTGTGCATACCCATAAACACGGCGGCGTCCAGACGGGCGGCGGCAGTTCCGGTACACCGACAACATAAAGAGGATTGTATGAGTAAGAATTTAAGCGTTTTTCTGTCAGTTTTCGCAGCAACGACAGTGGGCGTCATGCTGGCAAACGGGACGCCTGGCTGGTGGTTGGTGGGTGGTATTGGCCTCTATTTATTGTTCAAAAATGACTAACGCGAAATACATCGGTCTGGCTCGCGACACGGGGCGCAGCGTCGAAGACCTGGCGCACATTCAGCAGTCGGTCAGCGACATTCTGCGCACGCCCGTCGGTTCCCGCGTCATGCGCCGTGACTATGGTTCACTGCTATCGATGCTGACTGACCGCCCGCAGAATGCGGCGCTGCGCCTGCAAATCATGGCGGCCTGCTACAGCGCGATCCTCAAGTGGGAGCCACGCGTCAGCCTGACCGGCATCACCTTTGAAACGACGTTCGACGGAAAAATGGTGGTGGATATTACCGGCACCCGCAAAGACACGTCCGCCGCCATTTCCTTAACCCTACCCGTGAGCTGAATTATGGCAACGATTGATCTCAGCCAGTTACCCGCCCCCGACGTGGTGGAGGTGCTGGATTACGAAATCCTGCTGGCGGAGCGCAAAGCCACGCTGGTCTCCTTGTATCCCGAGGACCAGCAGGCCGCCATCGCCCGCACGCTGACGCTGGAGTCTGAGCCGATGGTGAAGCTGCTGGAGGAGAACGCCTACCGCGAAGTGATCCTGCGTCAGCGGGTCAACGAGGCGGCGCAGGCGGTGATGCTGGCCTATGCCACCGGCACAGACCTGGACAACATCGCCGCCACGTTCAGCGTGGAGCGCCTGACCATCACGCCTGCGGATACGGTCAGCGTGCCCGCCGTGGCGGCAGTGATGGAAAGCGATGCGGATTTGCGTATCCGGGCGCAGCAGGCGTTTGAAGGGCTGAGCGTCGCCGGTCCGGTGGGTTCCTATGAGTATCACGGGCGCTCGGCTGACGGGCGGGTGGCGGATATTTCGGTCATCAGTCCGTCGCCTGCCTGCGTGACGATTTCCGTGCTGGCACAGACCGGCAACGGCACCGCCCCCGCTGACCTGCTGGCGGTGGTTCAGGCCGCGCTTAATGACGAGAACGTGCGCCCCGTAGCTGACCGCGTGACCGTCCAGTCGGCTACGGTGGTGAATTACACCATCGACGCCGTGCTGTACCTGTTTCCGGGTCCCGAAGCCGAACCTATCCGCGAAGCCGCCGAGGCAAAACTGATTGCTTACACCACCGCACAACATCGCTTAGGCCGCGACATCCGGCTGTCCGCCATATATGCCGCGCTGCACGTTGAAGGCGTGCAGCGGGTGGAGCTGAAAAGCCCCGCCGCTGACATCGAGCTGGATAAAACGCAGGCGTCATTCTGCACCGCGTACACCCTGAAAGTGGGCGGTTACGATGAGTGATCGCCTGCTGCCCGTCGGTTCCTCGGCGCTGGAAGTTGCCGCCGCCGAGGCCTGCGCCGCGCTTGAAAACGTGCCGGTGCCGCTGCGGCAGCTTTGGGATCCGCTGACCTGTCCGGCGAAGTTTTTGCCGTACCTGGCGTGGGCGTTATCGGTTGACCGCTGGGATGAAAACTGGCCTGTCGCCACCAAGCGCCGCGTCATTCAGTCGGCCTGGTTCATTCACTGCCACAAGGGAACCCTCGGTGCCATCCGGCGCGTGGTGGAGCCGCTCGGCTACCTGATTAACGTGACCGAATGGTGGGAAACCAATGACGAGCCGGGCACGTTTCGGCTGGATATCGGCGTGCTGGAAACCGGCATCACCGAAGAAATGTATTTAGAGATGGAAAGGCTGATTGCTGACGCCAAACCGGCCAGCCGCCATCTGATCGGCCTGACCATCACCCAGGATATTAAAGGCGACGTTTACACCGGCGCGGCGCAATACACCGGCGAGCTGCTGACCGTTTACCCCGCATAAGAGGACGTTATGAGCACATTTAAATCCGTCGTCACCACGCTCGGCCAGTCGCGTATCGCGGCAGCCATTGCGGCGGGGACAGACATCAACATCACGCAGCTGGCCGTCGGTGACGGTAACGGCAAGGCGACCACGCCCGTCGCCACGCAGACCAAACTGGTTAAAGAGGTGTACCGCACGCCGCTCAATTCCTTAAAGCTGGATCCGACGCATGGTAACTGGGTGATTGCCGAGGCGGTGATTTCGGCCAGCGTCGGCGGCTTCTGGATGCGTGAAATGGGGCTGTTTGCCGACGACGGCACGCTGATTGCTGTGTGCAATATGGCGGACACCTACAAGCCGACCCTGGCGGAAGGTTCCGGCCGCACGCAAACTTTACGGATGGTGATTGCGGTCAGTAACACCGAGGCCATCAGCCTGCTGATTGACGACTCGGTGATTATGGCCACCGAGCAGTATGTGAATGACCTGCTGGCCGCACATGAAAAATCCCGTA